TGACGACCTTGAATATCGTTTAGAACTATTATTTAAATCGGTAACACCGTTCTTGGATAACTTATGTAAGAATTCTGAGAAATCAACAATTTATTGGCCTGATCGCGTAAGTAAGATTGAGGCCTATAAGAGTAAACTGAAATCAATAGTAGAAGGTAGTTAATATGAGTCTCTTAGACAAGATCGTAAAAAATAGTACAATTAAAATGACCGCGCCATTAATGGAATCAAAAGTATTTGGTAAAAAAGATATGGCGCCAACAGAAGTTCCAATGGTAAACGTTGCTTTATCAGGCAGAATTGACGGAGGTCTAACACCTGGACTATTAGTATTAGCAGGACCATCGAAACACTTTAAATCAGCCTTTGCTCTCTTAATGGCAGGTGCTTATATGAAGCGTAATCCTGATGCTATCTTATTATTTTATGATGCAGAGTTTGGTACACCTCAAGCGTACTTTGAAAGCTTTGGTATTGATATGGATAGAGTTGTCCATACACCAATTACTGATGTTGAACAACTTAAGTTTGATATGTCTCAGCAACTCGATAAAATTGAAAAGAAAGATAATGTAGTTATTGTTATTGACTCAGTCGGTAACTTGGCGTCAAAGAAAGAAACGCAAGATGCACTCGACGGTAAATCAGTTGCTGATATGTCAAGAGCAAAAGCTTTGAAATCTTTATTCCGTATTGTAACACCACATCTTAATCTTAAAGATATTCCATTAATTGCAGTTAACCATACTTACCAAGAGATTGGTTTGTTTCCAAAAGCTATCGTATCTGGTGGTACAGGGATTTATTACTCTGCTGATGCCATTTGGATTATCGGTAGACGACAAGAAAAGGTTGGTACTGAAATTACAGGTTATCATTTCGTAATTAATATTGAGAAATCTCGTCATGTTAAAGAAAAATCCAAAATTCCAATTTCGGTATCTTATGACGGTGGTATAGTCAAATGGTCTGGTTTAATGGAAGTTGCCGAAAAAGGTGGTTACCTCAATAAACCAAAGGTTGGTTGGTATGAAGCAATCAATCCAGAAACAGGCGAAGTTATTTCTGAAAAGTTAATGAGAGCTAAAGAAGTAAATGATAATAAAGAGTTTTGGCTAAAAATGTTTGAAGAAACAAACTTTGGTCAATACATTAAAGACTCGTTTACTATCGGTGGATCAGGCGCTATTATGCGTGATGATGATATTGCTGTAATTGACGAAGCGATTGCTGACACAACGGAGTAAATTTTAGTTGACATTTGTAACAAAATGTATTATTATAAAGGTATGGCGGTCCAATTACGGTGCCGCCATATTCAACTCAGCCACTGGAAACATTAATGATAGAGAACACCGTATTATCTAATCTCGTATTTAACGAAGATTATTTTCGTAAAGTATATCCGTACATAAAAACAGATTACTTTGAAGACAACAACCATAAGAAAATATTTGAAACGTATTCAAGTTACGTTGAAGAATATAGAGACCCTCCCTCAGTTGAGGTACTTAAACTGACACTTGACAAACGTAAAGATATGAACGAAGAGTCTTACAGAAGTGTAATGGCTTCAGTTGATACTCTTAAACGCGACGAAGATACAGACCAAGAATGGCTTGTTAAAGAAACTGAAAAGTTTTGCCAAGATCGCGATTTATATAACGCAATTCGTAAAGCAATCCTCGTAGTTGATGGATCAGAAGCTGAACTCGGTAAAGATGGTTTACCTGCCCTATTACAAGACTCACTTAGTATTAGTTTTGATAGTTCTGTTGGCCATGATTACCTTGAAGATTATGAATCACGTTATGATTTTTACCACAAGAAAGAAGAGCGCATTCCTTTTGATATTGAATTGCTCAACAAGATTACCAAAGGTGGCTTACCTCGTAAATCTATGACAGTCTTATTGGCTACAACCGGTGGTGGTAAATCATTGGTCAAATGCCATGCGGCTGCGTCGGCTTTACTTCAAGGTAAAAATGTATTATATATTACAATGGAAATGGCAGAGGAACGTATCTCTGAGCGTATTGATGCTAACATGATGGGTATTACAATTGATGAAGTATCAGAAATGCCACGAGATGTATATAATAAAAGAATGGAACGCATCAAAGGTAAAACCACTGGTAAACTCGTTGTTAAAGAATATCCAACTGGTTCTGCTCATACTGGTCACTTCCGACATTTATTAACAGAGCTACGTATGAAACGTAATTTTAAACCAGACGTTATTATGATTGATTATCTTAATATCTGTGCATCATCTCGTATCAAAGGTGCCGCCGCGGCCAATTCATATACATTAGTTAAATCAATCGCTGAAGAAATTCGTGGTCTTGCTATGGAATATAATTGTGCAGTGATTACATCATCTCAGTTCAATAGAGATGGTTATGGTAATACTGATGTTGATTTGACAAATACATCTGAGTCAATGGGTATCACTCATACCGCGGATTGTATTCTTGGTTTAATTACATCCGAAGAGCTTGATGGTCTTGGTCAATTAATGATTAAACAACTTAAAAACCGTTGGGGTGACCTAAGTCATTATCGTCGTTTTGTTGTTGGTATTGACAGATCAAAAATGCAAATATATGATTTAGAAGATAGTGCTCAAAAGGGTATTACTCAAGGTCAGGCTGTTGCTAACTCTATGCCTAAACCTTCAGTATCTTTTAATGACGACAGTCCTGTATTTGATAAAGGTAATATCGGTAAAGTTAATAAGAAAGATTTATTTAGTGCCGGCGAATTGATGTAATCGGTTATTATAAATAACTCTAATCAAAGTACTACGGAGTTAACTATGGAACGTTTCAAAACATTTTTGAACGAAGCAGCTACAGATATTCGTGCAATCAACAGAAGCGATCAATTAAAATTAGGTAAGGCCATTGTACTTCCATATACAGTCGGAAAAAGTACCAAGTCTACCACGACTATTATTATTCGTGGACCAAAAGACGATCGTGGCCAACTTAAAAAAGATGTTGAAGCTCGTTTAAAAAAGGCTAATATAAAACATTCGGCAATACGAGGTGGAGGTTCTACAGGTCAAACTGAAGTGCCATTTAAAACTCACAAGATACGTATTACATATAAACCTTTATCAGGCGGAATGTCTGAAACTACTCTTAATTCTACCATTACAGAACTTGCTCCAGCAATTGCATTTATGTCAGGTCAAACATTGCCAATATGGGATTTCGAGGACGTAGGAGATAATTGGACTAAAGCCAATTCTGAAAAAATAGCACCAATTATAGCTGTACCCACAACTGCAGGAACTGGATCAGAAACAGGACGTGCTTCTGTAATTTTAAATGAGGAAACGGGTGTTAAAAATATAATTTTTCATCCTAAATTTTTGCCCTCTATAGTTATTTTGGATCCAGTTTTAACAGTTGGGCTACCATCAAAAATTACAGCTGCAACAGGTATGGATGCTTTAGCCCATAATTTAGAAGCCTATTGTGCCCCTGGATATCATCCAATGGCTGACGGGATTGCTTTAGAGGGTATGAGAATAATTAATGATTGGTTGTTAGAAGCTGTAAATAATGGATCAAATATAGAAGCAAGACAGAATATGTTAACAGCAGCTAGTATGGGCTCCACTGCATTTCAAAAAGGCTTAGGCGCAATTCACTCATTAAGCCATCCAGTTAATGCTTTAAATAATATTCATCACGGCTTATCCAATGCAATATTTATGCCTTACGTGTTAACTTTTAACAAAGATGTAATTGAAAAAAAATAATTAAGATTTGTGAATATTTG